CTATTTTATACAACTGCTTGGATTGAAAGCATAGAAGTTCTTTTTGTCCATATCTTCAGTTACCATTCGTAGAGCTTCGCCAAAACGTTGAAAATGAACAATTTCTCTTGCTCTTAAGAATTTAATAGGTTCTCGAACATCACTTTCTTTTACAAGAGATAGGATATTATCGTATGTTTTTCTGGCTTTTTGTTCCGCAGCCATATCTTCTATAAGGTCTGCAATAGGATCACCACAAGATTGGAAGGTAGTAGCTGAGAAAGGAACACCTCCGGCAGACTGTGGCCATACGCCCAAAGTGTGGTCGACATAGTATTTCTCAAAGCCTGCAAGGTCAATATCATCACAAGGAAGGTCTTTTACAAGCTGGGAAACAATGGAGCCGACCATTTCGAGATGCCCAAGTTCGTTGGTGGTTCGACTATATCATTCGCTAGAATTCCCTTTGTTCTTGGGCAGTTTCGGGAATAGCTCTAGCTTAAAATCATCTTGTCTTTGGTCTTTGAAGTGTCCGTTGGCAGTTTTGGTATACACAACCTTATCCAGAATAGACTTCATTAAGTCATTTTTCAATTGAACATCATCAGAAGTTTTGTAGATTTCCAAAATCTTTTTAGCCTTTGGTATAATCTCTTCCTGATGGCTAATTATTTCTCTCTCATTTGCTATTTCTTTATTAAGCTTAACAATTGCTTCCTCTGTAGAAGAAATGCTTTCAGAAACAGTTTTTTGTCGGTTCAGAAAAGTATCACTATCATATATTCCGTTTTCATAAGCTTCAAATACTTTTGTTAACTGATTTTTATATGTTATTAATTGCTTTTGCTGTTCTTCCAAGAGTTTTGTCTTGGATTCCAAAACAGAAGTGTCATACTTGTTTGCTTCTTCCTTTATTTCGTATCCATCAATCCATTCCTTAATGGCAGTTAACAAAGCATCTTCAACAAGGTAAAAAGCAGAAGACACATTATGACATGTTTTTTCAGAGCATATTAGTGAAGCGGACTGACCTCTTTTTTGGTAAGGTCTTCTATACATACTTCTTCCACACATACCACATTTTATTACACCGGCAAGTGGATTGGTTATCGTTTTTGAAGGTCTTCTTGGATTTCTAGATAATCTTTCCTGGGCCAAATTAAATGTGTCCTGAGATACAAGAGCAGGATGCTTTCCTTTGTATAGTCCATAGGATTCGTTACGTGTCCATTTATCGACGATAATTCCGTTTTCAACAACCTTTTTTCGCTTCTTTTTCCCAAAAACAATATATCCTAAATAATGTTCGTTTCTAAGCATGGTAGATATTGTTGGAATGGTCCAAACACCACCTAAGGGTTTAATTGAATATTCAGAATTTAACTTGTCTGCAATACGAGCTGTCCCTAAAAGTTCATAACTGCCATCTTCTTTTAGAATTCCCTTTGTATACCATTGAAAAATCAACTTTACAATTTCTGCTTCTCCCGGCTTAGGTTCCAGCCTATAACCTTTGGATTTTTTGTTCTTTACAATGGAATATCCAAATGGTGGTGTATGATGTATGTAATTACCTTCCTTGCAACTTGCTTCCATTCCAGCATGCAATCTTCTTTTAATAGTCTTATATTCTCTTCTTGACATATACAAGCCAAATTCAAAATATTCCTGATCAAATTCATCTGTGGGATTAAATGTTTTCATCGGGGTAATGATTAAGGTATTGGAATAAGTAAACGTCTTGGTAACTATTCCCTGATCAGAAGTATCACCACGGGCAAGACGCTCGATTTCCATAACAAGAACACCCTCCCATTTCCCATCAGATACATCATTGAGTAATCTCTGCATTTGAGGTCTTGCAGCAATGCTGTCACCGGAAACAACCTCTTCATAGATTTCACCAATTGGCAAATTTTTCTTTTTTGCTAATTCAATTAATGTATCTCTATGACGTTTTAATGTTTCTCCAAAACCTTGCAGTTCTAACTCTCTATCAGCTCTGGATTTTCTTAAATAAATACAATAAGCCATAGTATATCACTCCTTTATATTTGATTTTATTAAAAAATAGGTACAAAAATAACACCCAGCATTTGACCGGATGCTCCAGAAATGATACAATACAACTTGTCTAGGGTGGTATTTATATCACTTGTGGAGCTGGTCGTTAGCGGCTGGCTCTTTTTTATGTAGTTTGAATTATTTATTAGATAACGAAAAAGACCTCACATTACTGTTTGGTATATTTTCAAAGTGCAGTTGTTAATTTTACGCAAGAACATATTGAGACAATATTCTTCCAAGTTCTATAATATTGCAATTGCCTTTAAATTCAAAACGAGCCTTAAATCCATTGGTAAAAAATAATTCCATTTCGCAATCAGGAATAAACTCTGCAAATCCCGGTGTTTGCACACTAAAATACTGTAATTTAGAGTAGGGAAGTGTGGAGAAATCCTTTCTTTTTCCAGTTATGCCTTGAACATCTATGGTAATAATACGCTTATTGGTAAAAACAACTTGATCACGTATTGTTTTGTAGGCACCAATAATTATTTCACCATCAACAAATAATTTAGTTACATCTTGCTGTACAGCTTTTTCATCAATTGGCTTTAAATTGAATACAGCATTTTCTGAAAAGTTAATCATAAATAAAACCTCCTTTTATTAAATAATTTTTAATTAAATTCATTTTAATGAGCTATTAACTCTAAATAACCAATGTGGTTTCGCTTTAAATATTTTTTATTATGCCAATACTAGGGTAGTTGAACTGTATAATGTAATTGTCTAACTCAACATAATTGCCATATTTGTTTTGATAAGTGCGAATAGCTTCTTTTAAATAATCAGTTGTAATATTTAGATAATCTGCAATATCGTACATATTTTGGCAGTGGTGTTCAAAGGCATCAATTAATCCTCTAAGTCCAATCAGCTTGTTGTATCCCCAAATCCTTGCTCTATGCTCCTGTTGGCGGTTGGATGCAGAACTCATAGTTAATATATTTCCATTAGAAGTATGATGATGTCCCATTTCTTCTGCCAAAACACAACGTTTCTGTGTAGAGTTTTCCAAACTATCACTTATACCAACAACACCGTCACAGTACAATCCTTTAATGTTAGAGTTTTCAAAAGTGTAATCAATAATCTCTATACCATCCTCGTAGGCTTCTGATTCTAATTGTTCTAACTTATTCAAGAAATCACCTCCCCACTAGAGTATAATTTTTTAGGTGTCCCATAAAAAGGACTACTTTCTTTTATTCTTTACAAATTCAACGAAGTTTTTAATTTCTTCCATTTCTGCTTCTGAAAATTCCTCACCCTCAAAGTGTGCTGCAAGAGTGTTGACTTCTGGGAAAGAGGATTTATCTTCTATTAAATCAGAACGATTAATTCCAAAGTATTTGGCAAGAGCATCAACTTTATCCATTCTTGGAAGTCTAGTCCCGTTACACCAAGTGGAGACTGCAGATTTATTCAAATCCAAATCATTTATTAAATCAGTTTGTGTTTTTCCATTTATAGCCATATAGTGTTTTAAATTTTTTGAAAAAATTTCCTTATAAATATCTTCACTCATTTGCTAACACCTCCTTATGAAATAATAATATATCATTTAAATAAGAAAAGCAATACAAAAAGTAGAAAAAGTTTACAAAAAGTATTGACATTCTACAAAAAGTAGAGTAATATATAAGAGTACCAAGTAGTTAAGCAACATTTGAAAGGAGGAAAAACCTTGAAGATATTTGATAATATTGAAGAGGAAACAAAAAAGTCTATCAGAGATAGAATTGCAAACGCTCTGATAGACCTGATAGTAGGAATTATCCTAATAATTCTTCAAAGGCTGTTCTAGTCAGCCGGCAGGGGCGAAAGCCCTTGCTTAACCCAATGTTATCATATCTAAAAGGAAAAGTAAATATGATTAAATTTTTAGGAATGTACTTCATATGTATTGGCTTAGCTAAATTGTTATACGTATTTTATTTGAAGTACAGAGGCAAGCTTACCTAACGGCTAAACGGGGAATGGACAGAGCGGGAGCATCTATCATAACTCCCCTTATATAGGTGTTCTCGCATAAAAAGGAAAGGAGAAAATAGGTTGTTGGAAAAGAAGTTGCAAATTACTTTGGCAGCAGCTAGAGTTAATGCAGGATTTACACAGGAAGAAGTTGCAAAAAAAATGGGAATTAGCAAACAGACAATAATTAATTGGGAGAAAGGAAAAAATATTCCAGGTATTCCAGAAATGGAGATGATGTCAAAAATATATAATATGCCACAGGACTATATTTTTTTACCTTCCTATTCTACAAAAAGTAGAAAATAAAAAGAAAAGAGGAGAAACAAATGGAAGATAAACAGAAAATATGCGATTTATTAGTACCAGTATTACAGGAAACAAGAGATTTTCAGGAATTGGAAAGTTTGAAATACAACAAAGACAACGAAACAGTTGTGGCGACTTTCTGGTACGGAGCAGTGAAAACTGCAAATGTTCATATGGATTCAGGAACATCAATGATTAGAGATATTATCAAACAGATTCGTTAATTTATCTTATAAAACTGTTGACAAACCTCGTGCCTACAGCACAAGGAAAACCTCGGTAAAAGTCGTATCATTATGATACCAAAACGAAAGGAGTACAGAATGATACAGACAACAATAAGAATACCAGTGGAGTTACACAAGAGGTTAAAGGAGCTGGCAAAGAAGAAAGGCTTAACAGTCAATGCCTTGATTGTGCAGGCGCTGTGGAAATTATAGGAGGATATACAATGACATTAAAATTCAAAAAGCACAGTAACGGCTGGAGCATTAAGAGAAAAAAAAGAGGACACGCAGACTACCAACCTTTTATTAGATGGTACAAGAACGAGCGGGCATTAAGAATTTGGTATCACACATTTTATACAAGAGATTTTCAGTTTTAGGAGAAACCACAATGGAAGATAAAAAGAAATAAAATATGGGCTGTGCTGGAACGTGATTAATAATTGTAATGGATTACTTCATCAAAATGTAAGTAGGAATAGGACAAATTCAAATAAACATATCGTATTAAAAAGAACAGAAGGAGGTTAGGGGATGGTAGTAGAGGAATTTAATATCGGAAGAACACAAATAATCATTCATGATGATTGCATAGTGTCTAACGAAAAAGCAGAAGAAATTTTAAAGAGATTAGGGAATACTTTCCATAATTATAATCTACACAAAAGAGAAAGGGGTGATTGAATTGGTGGACATAATCAAAATAATTAGTAAATAACAGGAGGATAAAAAGAAACAATGGAAACAAACAAAAGACTTGAAGTAAGAGAAGTAAAAGAAACAAAAAAAGAAGAGCCTGAATATACACCACTACGTTCAAGCTCTTACAAAAATAAACCACTTAAAGATTACCACATTATCGCTGAAAAGTACAGAGTACTTAACGGATTCAAGAACGTGGTAATAGGAGTAATAACAGGAGCAGTGATGTTAGTCAATGGCTGGATTGAGGTAGACAGCAAAGCAGGGCAGTTACTTGTGGCTCTGGGAATGGTAATACTGGTTACATTATTGATGCACTGCACGGATGAAATGTTGGAGGAAAATAAGGATGAATAAATACAAGGTAATAATCAAAAAGAACTGGAGTGAAACAGAATTTGCTTTTTCAATTGCTGATGAAGCAACAAAATTTATGGCAGAGGTTGTTGAACATTACAGAAAAAAGGATAAAGACGATGAAATAGAAGTAGTATTAAAAATTGAAGAACCAAAAGAATTAGAGGAGCAGGAGGAAGAAACAAATGAACCTATATCAGATTAATGCAGAAATTGAAAATTGCATAGATACAGAAACAGGAGAGATTCTGGACGTAGAAGCTCTTAACAACCTTGCACTTGAAAGAGACACAAAGATTGAAAATCTTGCCTGTTGGTACAAGAATCTAATGGCAGATGCGGAAGCATTAAAGGCAGAAAAGAATGCATTTGCAGAAAGGGAAAAGGCTGCCAAGAATAAGGCTGAGTCGATTAAAAGATATTTATCGTCAGTATTGCAGGGAGAAAAGTTTACCACAGACAAGTGTGCATTGTCATTTAGAAAATCTGAATCAGTTGAGATATTAGATCCAGAAGCATTCATGTCTGATGACAAGGCAGAAAACTACCTGAAATATTCTGAACCTACAATCAACAAGGCTGAGCTTAAGAAAGCATTAAAGCAGGGAGAAACATTTAAGGGAGTTCTGTTAAGCAACAATTCAAACATTCAGATTAAATAGGAGGAATATTTATGGGAATACCAGTACTAGTTTTAGGAGCAAGTGGTTCTGGAAAATCAACATCGATGAGAAATTTTGATGAGAAAGAAGTAAGTATTTTCAATGTAGCAGGAAAGCCCTTACCATTTAGAAAAAAACTTCCAATAGTGAATAATGCTACATACAACATTATTTACAAGGTGTTACAGAATCCTAAAAAGAAAACATATGTAATAGACGACAGTCAGTATCTTATGGCTTTTGAATCATTTGATCATGCTAAAGAGACGGGCTACACCAAATTTACCAATATGGCACTTAATTTTAAAAACTTAATCAGCTTTATAATTACTCAAACACCAGATGATTGTATTGTTTATTTTCTGCATCACACAGAGCTAACAGACAGTGGACAAATTAAGGCAAAAACACTGGGGAAAATGTTGGATAATCAACTGACAGTTGAAGGACTATTTTCAATTGTTTTAATGACAACAGTTGAAGGCTCTGAACATTACTTTGTGACGCAGTCAGATGGATCTAATACATGCAAAAGTCCAATGGAAATGTTTGATATGAAAATAGATAACGATTTGAAATTGGTAGATGAAACAATAAGAGATTATTGGGAACTTAATAACAACAATAAAAACACAGAGAAGGAGAATTAATCAATGAGAAAACCAAGAAATTATGACAGCGCAGAAACATACACAGGTGGAAAGAAGTTACCAGCAGGAGGTTACATCTGTAAGATCATTAACGTAAAGGAAGAAACGAGCAAAAGTGGAAATGACATGCTTGTATTAGCCTTTGACATTTGTGAGGGCGAGTTTAAAGACTTTTACAAGGAAGGTTATGAAAAAAATACATCAGAAGATAAAAAGTGGAGAGGAAACTTTTATATGATGGTTCCTGGAGAAGAGGCAGAAGCAAACGACTGGAAGCTTAGAAGATTTAAAACAAATATTGGAAAGTTTGAGGACAGTAACAATGGGTATCATTTCGACTGGGAACATCCTGAAAAATTATTAGGATTATTGGTTGGCATGGTATTTGGAGAAGAAGAGTATATTGCAAGCGACGGATCCAATAGATTTTCTACAAAACCTGTTAGATTGGAAACTGTGGAAACAATAAAAGATGGAGATTTTGAAATGCCGGCAGTTAAGTATTTAGACCAGAATCCAAATGCAAAACCATCTAATGATAACAACTTTGTTGACATTCCTGACAATGTGGACGGAGAACAGATTCCGTTTAACTTTTAATCATGGACATTTTTGACATTGAAAAGTCGCTCAAAAACATAACAATTCTTTATGACACAAGAGAGCAACCAACAAGTAAATTAGAACGCAGGATAAGCCAATTTGGCTGTCCTGCAATAAGACAAAAACTAAATTATGGAGATTATTCAATCAAGTGTGCTCTGCCCAATAATAAAGAGTATTCATTAGAAAACAAAGTTGTAATTGAGCGAAAGATGGATATTGATGAATTGGCAATGTGTATGGGAAAGGAAAGAAAAAGATTTGAGGCAGAATTTGAACGTTCAGTAAAGGATGGAGCAAAAGTATATTTGTTAATAGAAAATGGCAGTATGGACAAGATTTTGCGCCATGATTATTCAAGCAGAATGAACTCAAAGGCTTTAATCGCATCATTGTGTGCGTGGATGCCACGCTACAACATGATTCCTATTTTCTGCACACCACAAAATTCAGGAAAAATAATAAAGGAAATTTTATTTAGAGAATTAAAGGAGCATTTGGCAGCATATGGAGAAAAAGAAAAGCAAGGGTTGGGTTAAGGTATACAGAGAAATAATGGAAAATGATCTTTGGGAAGACAAGCCCTTTGCAAGAGGACAGGCTTGGGTTGATATGATAATGCTGGCAAATCACAAGGACCATGAATTTTTGTTTAATTCAACATTTTTGAATGTGACACCGGGCACAGTAGTGACCAGCAAAAGGATGTTAGGAGAACGATGGGGATGGTCAAGAACAAAAGTCACAAAATTTCTTAATGAATTAGAAATGGTAGAGATGATAAGCCAAAAAAGTGACACGAAAAAGACCGTCATAAAATTAATAAATTATGAGAAATATCAAGGAATTGTGGAAGGTACAGGCAATGTAAAAGAACCGCAATATGAACATCAAAAAAACATCAGAAAGACATCAAAAAAACATCAAAAAAACACAAACAAGAATGATAAGAATGATAAAGAATTAAAAAAGAATGAAAAAGAAGGCGTCGGCACAGCTCCGGTGAGGGAGCTGACCGACCAGGAATTAAGGGAGCTTGGATATGAGTAGGTATTATGAATTTAAGAGAGAAGATGCAGAAAACTTTAAAACTCATGTCGGGGCAATGGCAAGAAACTTTGGTGAAGAAATGATATTTGCCTACTGTCCGTACTGCAAGGGTGGCAGACACAGGGACAGGGAAACATTTTCAATCAACACAAGAACAGGTCAGTTTGAGTGTAAACGTTCAAGCTGTGGAGCACACGGCAACATGATTACTCTTGCAAAGGATTTTGATTTTTCATTGGGTACAGAATATGACAGATATTATAACAGGGATTATTCAAGATTTGTAAAGCCAAGAAAAAAGGAAATCAAGACAAGAGAGCCGGCAGTAGCTTATATGCAAAGCAGAGGCATTAGTGAAGAGACAACAAGAAAATATAAACTGACAACCATTCCTGAAAAAGACAACATTCTGGTATTTCCTTTTTTTGATGAAAATGGAATGCTGGTAACAACAAAGTACAGAAAAACAAACTTTGACAAGTCAAGGGACAAAAACAAGGAATGGTTTGAAGCAAATTGTAAACCCATTCTTTTTGGAATGGAACAGTGCAATATGGAAAATAAAACACTGGTAATTACTGAAGGACAGATTGACAGTTTATCAGTGGCAGAGGCAGGCATTGAAAATGCGGTGTCAGTTCCAAACGGAGCAAGAGGTTTTACCTGGGTGCCGTATTGTTGGAACTGGTTTTCAAAATTTGAAAAATTAATTGTTTTTGGAGATTTCGAAAAAGGCTCAATGACATTGCTAAATGAACTGGAAACAAGATTTCCCGGAAGTGTGTATGCTGTTCAGGAAGCAGATTACAGAGAATGCAAGGATGCCAATGAGATATTACAGAAACATGGAAAGGAAGCCGTAAAGGCAGCAGTTGAAAATGCCAAGCCATTACCTGTAAGAAGAGTAAAGGATTTGTCTAATGTTAAGAATGTTGATATTTATTCAATGGACAAGATAAAAAGTGGAATAAAGTCCATAGACAACATTATTGGTGGTTTTTATGAGGGGCAGGTTGTTTTGCTTACAGGAAAACGTGGAAAAGGAAAATCAACACTTGCAAGTCAATTTTGTGTATCAGCATTAAACCAGAACAAGAAAATATTTGCTTATTCAGGGGAATTGCAGGATTACTTTTTTAAACGTTGGATAGACTTTCAGATTGCAGGACCGGGCAACATAATTGAGACAACAAACAAGTTTGGAGAACAAACAAGATTCATTACAGAATCAAACATTGAAAAAATAAATGACTGGTACAAGGGCAGGGCATACATATACGACAACAATGTTCTTGAAGACGAAGAGCCGGAGAATCTGTTAAAGACATTGGAGGATGCAGTAATGCAGTATGGCATTGACATGGTGCTTATTGACAATCTAATGACCTCAATTGAAATTAATGTTAATTCTGACTTATACAGAGCGCAGAGCATGTTTGTTAACAAGTTATGCAAGCTGGCAAAGAGACATAACATTGTGGTTTTGCTGATTGTGCATCCAAGAAAAAACTCAGCAGGTAATTTGGATGAAAATGATGAGGTATCAGGATCAGCGGACATAACAAACAGAGTTGACGTTGTAATGACCTACAAGGGTGACAAGGATTTGGAAGAAGATGAAAGATACCTGTCAATATCCAAGAATCGACTTACGGGAAAGCTTACAAGAGATAAGGGTGTGGAACTTTATTATGATGAGGTTTCAAAAAGAATATCAGACACAAGGGATTTTTCGATTGATTATGGATGGAACAAGGATTCAGATGGATTTGTGGACATCCCGGAAGATGGACAGTTACCATTTGATTTTTAGGTGAGAAAATGGATAAGTTTAAAATCATATATAACGCAATAACAGACATTGGAAAGATAATATTTAAATACAAGAATCAGAAAATAACTGCTGAAACGGAAGATTCCATATGTGAAATGATGGTAATGGAGTTACAGCAGAAAAAGAATGAAAAATACACAGATGAAAAGAACGGAAAGTTATTTGATGAAATGGCCAGTACAGTATTGGATTTCATATTTTTTAAGGAGGAAACAACAAAATGAAAGTTAAGGATATTAAGGACATAGAAATTCGCTTAGAGGAATTGGACAGAATGGAATCGCAGATTTTATTTTCAGTTTCAATCTTATCAGCAGATGATCACGTAAGATTGGCAAGAATCAAGGAAGAGAGAGCAGAGCTTAAGGCGAAGCTGGAGGAATTGAATGAGAAAAAAGACAAGTAAGGAATTTGGCTGCATTTTAACACACGAACAGGAAGAGTTCATAAATGACGGAAGACCAAGAGACAATGCACTAAAGATTTTTAGGGCAAAGGCTTATGGCAATGGAGGAAATAAGGATGGCAAGAATGTCAAAAGAGGAACAGGCAAGACGTGAGGGTATGGCATATGCTCTAAGGTTTGCAAGAAAAAAGGGATTGGATGCCTTGGAAGCAGACCTGAAAATGAGAAATGCCATTGACCTACCTTTAAGGGTATCAAAGGCAGACTTAGACAAATTCAGTGACAATGTTAAGTACAACACAGTACTGTATGTAAAAATCCTAATGGCTGTAACAATGCATGATGAATTTGTTTTTGGCAACAAAAGAATAAAGCAGATGTTTGAGAGATTCGACAACAAGGCTGAATGCATTGCAGAGGATTACAGCACATGGGAAGAGCAGATAAGCATAATTGCAGAAGAATGTGGAATAGACATGGACAGCGAAAGAAGAGACTTAAGAACAGTGATTAAATAAAAAAATCGAAAGGAGAAGAGTTGTGCGCACATAAAAGAATTCTTACTCCAGGAAGAAATGGAAGGACAATTTGAATTTTTAATAGAAAACAATGAATATGTAACAAATGATGCTCCCAATTTTGTAAAGAATGCATGGAAGAAAGCAAAGCAAGACAAAAAAAGAGAATTTACGGAGAAACAGAATCTTGCATATGAGGACAAGTTATCAAGACAAAAAGGTATAGCATGGGAGTTTTATGATGAAATGCATGAACGTGGACTTAATGCGCATGTATCTGTTGGTGGTTTAGATAGTATTACGCTATACATATGGCTTAAAAGCATAGGAATAAATGTACCGGGAATATCTGTATCGGGAGTTGAAGATAAAAGTATTCAAAAAGTACACAAAGCATTAGGTATAGAAATTGTTAAATCATACAAGACAAAGGTTGATGTATTAAACAATATTGGTTTTCCAGTAATAAGTAAGCGTATTGCAGGAAAAATACAGTTACTTCAAAATCCTACAGATAAGAATAAGACTGTAAGACATGCAATTATAACAGGAGAATGTGGAGAGTTAGGACATTTTGCAAAGAATAGCAGAATGAAGTTGCCACAAAAATGGCTGAATTTGTTTGGTGGTTATGAAAACGAGAATGAAGGAGTTAATTATAATAAGCCTGATTTTAAAGTGTCAAATGATTGTTGCTATTACTTAAAAGAAAAGCCCTGTAATGATTGGGCAAAAGAACATAATTCACATGCATACCTTGGAATGATGGCGTCAGAAGGTGGTCAGAGAGAAGAAGCTCTCGTTGAACATGGGTGTAATTACTACGGAAAAACAACAATCAGGTCAGCACCATTTGCAATCTTTTTAAGGCAAGACATATTGAAGTTAGCCTTAGAAATGAATCAATGGTATTTAGAGCATATAGACATTTTTGAACAATTATATATGCAACAACCTTATAGCAGAAATAAGGAAGGAAAGATAATTCCATATGAACCACTTAAAACAATCATTCCAGAAATATATGGTGTGATTGAAAAAGAACCAGATGGAACATTAAGAACAACAAAAGCTCAAAGAACCGGATGCTCAATGTGTGGATTTGGAATACATCTCGAAAAAAGACCACACAGATTCGATAGATTGAGAGAAGAAAATCCTAAAGAATGGGAGTTTTGGATGTACAAATGTTGCAAAGATAAAGCTACAGGAGAAAAATACGGATGGGGCAAAGTTTTGGATTATATAGGAGTTGAATGGGAAGATATTCCAGCAAAGCAGATGACAATAGAGGATTTAAAAAAATGTTAAGAAATGTTAAGGAGTGAGAGAAATGTTAAATATTGAGAAATATAAAGATAAATTAGTGGAATTATGCGTTATAGACATTGATAGATTAGCACTAATACAAGGACAACCACGTATCTGTAATAGTAGTTTGCTGTGTAACGAATGTTTATTTAATAACAATCTTGACTTTTGTTCTGATGAAGCCCTAAATTGGCTATTCTCAGAATACAAAGAACCAGAAGTTGACTGGTCGAAAGTCAAGGTTGATACCCCGATTCTGGTTAGAAACTATGAAAGTGGTGACTGGACTAAAAGATATTTTGCTAAATTTGTGGATGGGAAAGTTTATGCGTGGATAGGTGGAGCTACGTCCTGGTCAGCAGATGGTGAACTTGATGTGACTTTTTGGAAATACGCAAAATTAGCAGAAAGTGAGGAGTAAATGAAAATATATGTAGACGAGCTACCTTATTATGGAGAGTACTGTCCTTTTAAAGATATTTGTTGGCAAAGTGAAACTGATGATTGTCCTAGACATTGGGCTAAACATAAAGTTTGTAGCAATGAAAATTCACACGAATGTTTAATGTTGATTGAAAAATATAATAAAGAAAATATCGAAGCATTGGATAATAATAGTGTAGTAAATTGTTGCAAAAATTGTATTAATGCTATTGGATATTCAGGGTATGATGATTTCTTCTGTGTAGCATGTAACCATCTTATTCGTGCAGAAGTATATGATTGTGCAGATTTTAAGAGTGAGGAGTAGGAAGATGAACAAAGAAATAAAGGAAGAAGTTAGCATCGTTTTAGACCTGTTAAAGAAGTCGCTTATTAAGAACAATATGTCAATTGGGTTTGACAAAGAAACAAATTCATTGTTGTTTTTCGATACAAAGCAGTATGTAGAAAATAAGAAGTTTGATGGTTTTAAAATTAAATTGGAAGAATTGGTGAGGTAAAAGAATGCGATTAAGGGATATTTTGGAATATGTAATAACTTTTGTAATAGCTTTTGTAATAATTCTTTTATTATGTCTATTTTTTTATATTTTTGAATATGTCTTGATACTTATAGTTATATATTGTTTAGGAGAGTGATTAGAATGCGATTAATAGAGGCAGATGAAGCGATTAAAGAGTTGAACAATAAAATAGCAAAGTTAGATGCGAAACAACAAATCTATATGGAGAATGGACTAACCAGCATTGCAGATAGTATGGCAAGAAAAATAGAACTAAGCATTGAATGTCGAGAATTATTAGAACATCAGCCAACAGCCTATGACGTGGATAAGGTGGTGGAGCAATTAGGTAAAAAACAAAATAATAAAGGATTTGGAGGCACAATTCAAGAAATATTTTATGATTTAGGTTTAGAGAATGCAATAGAAATCGTGAAAGGTGGCGGAATAGATGGAAACACCAATACTTGATGTATGTTGCGGTAGTAAGATGTTTTACTTTGATAAAAATAATCCCCAAGTAACATTTATGGATTGTAGAGAATTAGAAGATGTCTTATGTGATGGCCGAAAATTAGAAATAAAACCTGACATAATAGGTGATTTCAGAAACATTCCATTTACGGACAATAGTTTTTCTATGGTGGTATTTGACCCACCACACTTACAGAAAATAGGTGAAAATTCGTGGATGGCCAAAAAGTATGGAAAATTATCTGATACGTGGAGACAAGATATAAGCAAAGGATTTTCAGAGTGTATGAGGGTATTAAAGCCTAATGGTACTTTGATATTTAAGTGGAATGAAGAGCAAATAAAGCTATCAGAAATTCTACCATTGTTTTCACAAAAGCCAATATTAGGAAACAGAAGAGCAAAGACACATTGGTTGGTATTTATGAAAGAGGGTGATTAGATGGCAATTATTAATACAATAGCTATTATTATGGTAATTGGAGCAGTGTTCGTCTTGTGGGCGATATGTAAGTTGCAGGATAAGGATTAGAAACAAAGGTACATTGACAATTGAATACTGGTAGTTGGTTTGATATAATTTTTCTATCACAACAGAGAAGGGAGAAATAAAATGATAGGAAAGAGTTTTTCAGGAATAGACGAATGTTATGTTTGTGGAAAAATTTTAAAATGGACTAAAGTAGCTGATACAGGAAGAGGAAGTATTGTTGTATACGAAGTTCCCGATGTGAGAGCTAATGCTTTTGCTATTGGAAAAAATGATGATGGCAGTATAAAATTCGAAGTAGAATGTACTTGCCCGAATTGTAGAACTATAAATCGTTTTATAAAGTCTATAAGTATTTAGAGTATATAGAGATTTTTAAAGACCAACTACCAATATTCGGTGGTTGGTTTTTTTATGCAGAAAAATAGAGAAAGGATTGAGAGTTTGGAAGAAATGACAGCAAAGGAATACTTGAATCAGGTTAGAAATCTTGAATCTAAGATGAAAATTCTAAAAGAAGAGATAGATACCCTAAGGGAAATGGTGGTGAGTACTGGAGCAATCCAACAGGGCGAGAGGGTACTGTCTTCAGGAACACAGGATAAGATGGCAGAAACAATCTGTAAGATTAATGAAAAGGAATGTGAGTGGAATGATTTGATGCGTGAATTTGCTTTAGCCAGAGCAAACGTAATAATCAACATACAGAAGTTAAACAATCCTGAATACGAGCAGATTTTGTACAAGAGATACTGCCAGAGCAAGAAGTGGGAAGAGATAGCACTGGAGATGAATTATACATACCAGTGGGTATGCAAATTACACGGCAGAGCTCTATTAGAACTTGATAAAGTATTAAACAATTTATAGAAGTTTATATTAATCAGCGGTAAAATGGTAGAGTAAGAAGTTGAACAGAAGGGACTTCTGTTATCTGAATAGTATCCTCCAATTATTGTATTGGTAAAACAAGGAAAAGGCAGTCATTAGGCTGTCTTTTTTCGTAGGAAAATAGGAGAAAAATGCAGGATAAAAAAGTAAATATATTAGGATCAGAATACACAATTAAATACGATGTTCCAGATGAGCAAATGCCTGAAGGTTCAGACGGCATTATGGATTATTCAATAAAAACAATTAAAATTGCAGAATTGGTACAAGAGAAAGATTCAGTAAGAGATTTGCAGTTATACATGAAACAGGTAGTTAGACACGAAATAATACATGCGTTTTTATATGAATCAGGATTATGGGGTAACAGTAATTCGTCAGATTGTTGGGCACTGAACGAAGAAATGGTGGATTGGTTTGCTATTCAATTTCCTAAAATATTTGATGCTTTTAAAGAAGCAGAGTGCTTATAAAATAAATTCGGTAAGAAAGGGGCGGTTGCAGTGACTGACAGACAAGTTATATTTGCAAATGAATATTTGATTGATCTGAATGGAACAAGGGCGTATAAGGAAGCATATCCACACGTCAAAAATGATAATACAGCAGCAGCGGCAGCCGCTCGTCTTATGAATGTTCCGGAGATTAAGGAATACATAGATGAAAGAATTAAGGACAGGTTGGAAAGAATTGAGGTTACGCAAGATGATGTGATTCAGGAGCTTGCAGCAGTTGCCTTTGCCAATGGTTCTGAATATGCCAAGGTTGTGACTAAGCCGGTGATGATGAAGACACCGGATGGTGATTATGTCCCGGCATTGGATAGTGAAGGAAATCAGATGTATTATCAGGCAGTTGAGATTACTGAAACTGATGAACTTTCAAGAAGACAGATTAAGGCTATTTCAGGTATTAAGCAGGGTAAGAATGGAATAGAGCTAACTACCTATGACAAGGTAAAGGCTTTGGAACTGTTGGGAAGACATTTAGGAATGTTTAAGGATAAGGTTGAGGTGTCAGGAAATGTTAATAATCCTTTTGAGGGATTAAGTACTGAACAACTGCTTAGATTGGCAGGTGAGGACCTTGAATCTGAATAAGAATTTAATAAAGCTTTATGCAAGGGTAGAGCTGGCAAGAAGAAATTTTTGGCAGTACTGCAAATTAAAGGCTCCTGACTTCTACAAGGAAGACAGGGGTTTTTTACGTGATTTCTGTAATGAGTTGCAGCAGTTCATAAAATCAGATTATGAAGTAATGGTTGTTAATATGCCACCAAGACATGGAAAGTCTAGAACTGTTGGCAATTTTGTTGAATGGGTTCTTGGAAATGACCAAACACAGAAGATTATGACAGGCTCATACAATGAAACATTGTCTACAACGTTTTCAAAGGGCGTGAGAAACACGATTCTTGAAACAAAGGCAGATGAAAACAAGGCTGTTTATTCAGATGTGTTCCCGGGGGTAACCATTAAACGTGGTGATGGTGCAATGAATATGTGGTCACTTGAAAATGGCTATAACAATTATTTGGCAACATCCCCAACAGGAACGGCAACAGGTTTTGGTGCAACGTTAATGATTATTGATGACTTGATTAAGTCAGCACTGGAAGCTAATAATGCAAATATTCTGGATAATCATTGGACCTGGTTTACGGACACAATGATGTCAAGACTTGAAGAGGGTGGCAAGATTATCATTGTAATGACAAGATGGCATAGTTTGGATTTGGCTGGCAGGGCATTGGAACACTTTAAGAGCATAGGCGTAAAGGTAAGGCATATATGCTATAAGGCTGTTAAGGAAGATGGAACAATGCTTTGCCCTGAAATTTTGTCCAAAAGGTCATACGAAAATAAAAAGATGTCAATGGGAATAGACATTGCAGAAGCGAACTACCAGCAGAATCCTATTGACATAAAGGGCAGAATGTACACTTCATTTAAGACGTACAAAGAAATGCCACAATTTAAGCAGATTAGAAATTATACAGATACCGCAGATGAAGGTAAGGATTACTTATGCAGTATTAACTACGGAGTAACATTTGACAATGAAGCGTACGTACTTGATGTTATATATACGCAGGAACCAATGGAAGTTACAGAGCCGTTAACAGCTAAGCTGTTATTTGATGGAAATGTAAATATTGCAAGAATCGAATCAAATAACGGTGGTAGAGGTTTTGCAAGAAGTGTTAAGAGAATACTTCAGGATGAATTAAAAAGTAACAAGACAGTTATTAAGTGGTTTACACAACATAACAACAAGAATGCAAGAATTTTTTCAAATTCAGCGTGGGTAATGCAACATATATATTTTCCTGAAGACTGGAAGAACAGATGGCCTGATTATTATAAGGCAATGTCAAGGTATCAGAGAGAAGGAAAGAATGATCATGACGATGCACAGGATGCAACAACAGGAATTGCAGAGGATTGTGCTAAGAAGTCTGACGGATTATCAGTATTAAAGTAAAGAGGTGAAACAAGTGGATTTAGTTAGAATGAAGGAATTATTAAGTCAGTATATGCCGGGGCATGCAATGTATATGGTTAGATGTGATATTGCTGACAGATATTACAGAAATCAGAGTGACGTGCTATATGGTCCTAAAAAGGAAGATGAAGAAGGTCATCCGTTGAGAAATGCAGACAACAGAATACCCCGCAACTTTCACGGATTGATAGTTAACCAGAAAGCAGCTTATGCATTCACTACACCGCCTACTTTTGACATTGGTAGTTCGAAGGCTAATGCAGAGATATTAAAGGTCTTGGGAGATGAATATAGAAAAGAGTGTATGGAGCTTTGTGTTAATGCAGCCAATGCAGGTGTTGCCTGGGTTCATTATTGGACTAATGAGTTTAATGAATTTGAATGGGCAGTTATTGATAGTAAGCAAATTGTTCCGGTATGGAATAAGTCAGCAAAACAGAAGTTGATAGGAGCATTAAGAGTATATACACAGATAGATGAAACAGATGGAAAAAACTACACAATATATGAATATTGGAACAAAGAGGAATGTCAGGTATACAGAAGACTTCAATCAGATTTAAATTATGACAACTTAACAGATTATGCAATATTTGAGAATCCGACAACAGGAGAACTCGTAAGTGAGTATAGTCACGGAATGGAGGAAATACCTTTCATTCCGTTTTTTAATAACAACATTAAGTCTTCTGACCTTGATAACATTAAGCCTTTGATTGATGTGTACGACAAGGTGTTTAGTGGCTTTATTAATGACCTTGAAGATGTTCAGGAGCTTATATTTGTTCTTTCCGGATATGGTGGAACAGATTTAAATGGATTTCTGCAGGATTTGAAGAAATACAAGGTTATAAAAATGGATGCAGAAGAAGGTGCAGGTGTAAGCACTCTTAACATTGAGATTCCTATTGAAGCAAGAAATAGTGTTCTTGATGCCACAAGAAAGGCTATTTTCGAACAGGGACAGGGATTTGATCCAAGACCTGAAAACTTTGGGAATCAGTCAGGAGAGGCTCTTAAGTTTATGTATTCATTATTGGAGATGAAAACAGGTTTAATGGAAACAGAGTTTCAGTTAGGTTTTGCCAAACTGGTAAGAGCAATCTGCAACTTTAAGAACATTAAGTGTGACAACATTGTTCAGACATGGACAAGAACCTGTATTAAGAATGAGCAGGAGCAGGCAGCCATATGCAAGGACAGTGTTGGAATCATTAGCCAGAAAACAATACTTAAGAATCATCCGTTTGTTGAGGACGTTGAAGCAGAACTTAAACAGCTTAAGAAGGAAAATGAAGAAAAAACACAGAATGCTGACATCTATCAGCAGATGTTTACAAAAAAGTCAAGTGAAGATGATGACAATGTTGATGATTCGGCTAAAGATGATGATAACTCAGTAGGTGGAACGGATGAAGAATAGCGAATACTGGAAGAAAAGATTTGTTGAAATGGAAGAAGCTACACATCAGACTTCCGTAAAGAAGACAATGGATATTCAGGAGCAGTTTGATAAGTCTCAGAAGATAATTGAAGAAAAGATAAATGCCTGGTATCAGAGATATGCGGATAATAATAACATATCTCTGTTGGAAGCAAGAAAATCCCTTAATGATAAGGAATTAAAGGAACTTAAGTGGGATGTAGAGGAATATATAAAAAAGGGCAGGGAAAACGCTTTTTCAGGTGAATGGGTAAAGGAACTTGAAAATGCATCTGCCAGAGCGCACATAAGCAGACTTGAAGCGTTGGAGTTACAGTGTAGACAGCAGGCAGAAACAGCTTTTGGAAACCTGAATGATGAAGTAAGTAAGCACATAAAGGATGTTTACAAGAATAGTTATTACAAAACAGCCTTTGAAATTCAAAAGGGTGTGGGCGTTGGTTCAAGTTTTGCAACTTTAAATGACAAGCTAATTGAAAAAGTGGTAAATAAGCCTTGGTTAGCTGATGGTAAGAATTTCAGTGACAGAATATGGGGCAACAAGACACAGCTTATAAATCAATTACATACAAGTTTAAGTCAAATGTGCATTACAGGTTCAGGACCAGATAAGGCAATAAGTCAAATTGCAAGTAAGATGAATGTAAGCAAGGCTAATGCCGGAAGACTTGTAATGACTGAATCGGCTTATTTTAGTTCAACGGCTCAAAAGGAATGCTTTAAGGAATTGGATGTTGAAAGATATGAGATTGTAGCCACATTGGACGGTCACACATCAGATATTTGTCAGGAAATGGATGGCAAAGTATTCAAGATGAGCGAATATGAAGAGGGGGTAACAGCTCCGCCATTTCACGTTAACTGTAGAAGCTGTACAGCACCTTATTTTGATGATGAATTTGCAAATGACGAACAAAGGGCTGCAAGGGATGAGGATGGTGATACATATTATGTTTCTGCGGATATGACGTATAAGGAATGGAAGAAAAAATATGTAAAATCAGAGCTTAGAGAAAGGTCGCTTAGAACAAAACGTAGTTTCCAAAAAGGTGCAGGAAAGAAATATGAAGACAAGTATAATTATGGAGTTAATTGGAAAGTGGTAAAATCAAAAGAATACAGTGCAAAGTTTAGCAAAATATCAGATAATGAAAAAGCAACTAGTTTAATTGCAAAGAGAAGTAGAGAGGCATTAAGAAACAGAGATGGAAAGAAAACGGAAGAACTTTATGCAATAAGTTTAACAACAGGAAAAGACGTTTCTTCAATAACGGATCAGCATATTCCTTTTGGTATCAACAGAACATTTAAATTTGATAAAGATGTTAAAAGGGCAGAAGATAACGATGAAAAAGTATTATTAATACATAATCATCCAAGAGGTTTGCCACCGAGTGTTTCTGATTTAAATGAATTACTAAATCACAAGAATGTTTCGGGAATTACAGTAGGAAGTAATGGAAGTATTTACTACTATTCAAAGCCTAACGATGAAATAAATGAAGAAGATTTTACTATTGCAGAAAAACATTTTAAGCAGTATACTGATGATGTAGCAAGATATGAAAAAACTATGGAATTGTTAGCTAAAAGATATGAGTTTGTTTTTTTGAAATTATAGGAGGATAAGTAATATGGATAAAGAAAGAATATGTGATGATAGACCAATAGAACCCAGTGAGGAAATTAAAAAAATGTCTGAGGAAGAGTTAGAACAGGAATTTCAAAGAAGATTTGGAGATATTTGTGATGAGTAACACCATCTAGTCAAAAGGCTAGGTGGTATTTTTATACCCAAAAACAAGAAAGGACAAGTATGTACAAGGAAGAATTACAGGAACAGATCACAAGATGCAGGGAAATGCAGAGTAAATGTAGAATAGATGATATTGATACATTTATTAGACTTAGTAACAGAATAGAGGAGTTGACAGGTAAAATTGATAAAACTGAAAAACAGTTAGTTGTTCCAGTGCAACATGACGAAAATAAAACTGAAATGTTTTAAGGAATGGTAAAGTTTTGTTATATATGGTAGAATATAACAAAATGTTTATAGGAGGAAGAGAATATGAGTGAAACTAAGGTATGCAAGTTTTGTCAAAGCGAAATTCCTAAAAAGGCAAAGGTTTGTCCGAACTGTAAAAAAACATTAAAACAAGGGCATGGTTGCCTTATTAGTCTTATAGTTTTTATAGGGATGATTGTTGCAATTGGTTATGCAATAATGAATGCAGATCCTGAGATATACGTAGAAAAAAGCAAGATTGAAGAGGCAGTTGGATGTTCGCAAGATGAAGCAAAAGCAATTGAAGATATTTTAAAGCAATGTGACATTACAGATTATCAGGACGTTAAAGCAGATAAAGGTCTTAATGGGGCGTGGAATAAGAAGGATAAAGGTTATAGAGTAGAGACACAAGATGGAGACGAAGTGCTAATGTGGCTTACTCAAAAAAATAAAGTATTAGTGCTAAAATATGCCGATAATATGTTATACAAAAAGGGCAAGGCTAAAGCCAAATTAACAGATTATGTATTATCATCAGAAGAAGTGACCAAATGGGAAGTCGAATGTAAAAGTCAGGTTGAAGCAATGCTAAAATCACCAAGTTCGGCAAAATTTGGTGGATGGAAATATGGAAAAGATAAAAAGCAAATAGTAGTGCAGGGATATGTTGATGCTGAAAATAGTTTTGGAGCAGAAATAAGAAGCCAATTTCAGTTTAAAATTAATAGAAAAACTGAAGCAATAACATCATTTATATTTGATGGACAAGAATTGATGCAGTAA